TTCTTTGGATAAGCTCAGAAAGGCAACAATCAATTGGGTACTTCAACCTCTTGGTGATTCACCCAATAAATATCTGAACAAAAAATTTTGGCTGGATGCAAGCGATCGTCTGATGTACGAGGGAAAAGCTCCTGAGCTTTCTGACACAAGACGTGCTCGTATGCCAGCGTTCTTTGAACATGCAAACCCCAATCTACCTCAGTACGCTTGAGGCTAAAGGCGTAACTCTTCAAAGCATTCTTCATGAGATGGAGGATGTTTTTCCACCCACAACTTTTACACCAGAAGATTCAATGGAAAAGATTATGTACCGCTCTGGTCAACGCAGTGTTGTGGAGTGGATTAAAGAACGAATTGAGGAAGACTAATGGCTTTTACTCCGCTTCAAATGCAGCTATATTCGAATCGCTTTCAGGGTAAGGCGCCACAGAATAACTTTGAAAAAGCGATACAGCTTTCCGCAGGTAATCCTTCAGAGTTCAAGGCTCAGTTTGCCGCTGTCAATGACGGCTTCAAGAGTGTAGATGACCGAGCTGTCAACAGGCTGTTGAGAGATAACTTTGAGACCAAGCTTCAAGGTCTTGGGATCACTGACTACAACGCTGCCTACAGCCAGCTGTCAGGGGGCCGACCGCTGACAAGCAATGCGACATTGTTTGACATGATCAACAACGTCGGCTCAGTTGCTCCGCAGGAAAACAAAAAGGTTGATGGCGGGGATGCTGGGAGTGGTAATGGTAACAACACTGGTAGCACCATTGGTGACTACGAGGATGGCAACAAAGGCTACGAAGATCTGCTAAGTCAAATTGGAGACATGTTCCCAGATCCTATGCAAGCTGTAGGTGGTCCTGGGTCTTCACTTGATGGTGGAGCAACTGGTTTTAGGCGTAAGCGTTCATCCGGTCGCATGGCTGGGTTAACGAATAAGGGTACATCACAACTAAAGATTACTGGTCAGAACACCAAATCATCTGGACTTAACATTGGCTAAGAAATGACTGCAAAATCAAGGTATGACTATTTAGCCTCAGATCGTTCCCAGTTTCTAGACAAAGCAGAAGAGTGTTCACTGTTGACCCTCCCGTACTTAGTACATCAGGATGAGGACACACGTGGACCACGTACGTTTAAGACCCCGTGGCAAAGCGTTGGCGCTAAAGGGGTAGTCACTCTGGCATCCAAGTTGATGCTGGCTCTACTACCTCCGCAGACCAGCTTCTTTAAGCTGCAAGTCAATGACGCTCAACTTGGCACTGACTTCCCACCCGAAGTTCGCTCCGAGCTTGACCTATCGTTTGCAAAGATTGAAAGGTTGATGAATGAACAGATCGCCGCTTCTGGTGATCGTGTTGTCATTCACCAGGCAATCAAGCATCTGGTAGTCAGCGGTAATGCGCTGGTGTTCATGGGCAAGAAAGGTCTTAAGCTGTACCCGCTAAACCGCTTTGTCGTAGAGCGAGATGGCAACGGCAATGTGATTGAAATAGTCACTAAAGAAAAGATTAGTCACAAGCTTCTCGGTGACTTCATTAAAGATCAAACATTCAACTACGAAGACGGGGAAGACAAAGACAAGGAGTGCGACATCTACACCCATGTCCGTCGTGAGAACAACCGCTTCGTCTGGCACCAAGAGGTTTACGACAAGATCGTCCCTGGGTCTATGGGTAAAGCTCCTGTAGAGACCAACCCTTGGCTTGCGCTCCGTTTCAACACCGTCGATGGTGAGCCGTACGGACGCGGAAGAGTCGAAGAGTTCCTAGGAGACCTAAAGTCCCTTGAAAGCCTCATGCAGGCGCTTGTAGAGGGGTCTGCGGTAGCGGCAAAGGTTGTCTTCACTGTCAACCCAAGCTCCACTACCAAACCTCAAACACTTGCTCAAGCTGGTAACGGTGCCATCGTCCAAGGAAGGCCTGATGACATCGCTGCTATCAGCGTCGGTAAGACAGCTGACTTCCGCACTGCATTTGAAATGGTGCAGGTGTTGGAACGTCGGTTGAGTGAAGCATTCTTGATCCTGAATGTTCGTCAGTCTGAACGTACTACTGCAGAAGAAGTACGTATGACTCAGATGGAACTTGAGCAGCAGCTTGGTGGACTATTCAGTCTGCTGACTGTTGACTTCCTGGTTCCGTATCTGAACCGGAAGCTAGATGTTGCACAACGTGGTGGTGACATTCCACGCATCCCTAAGGGTGTGGTTAGTCCCACTATCGTGGCTGGCATCAACGCACTTGGTCGTGGTCAAGACCGTGAGAGTCTGACTATCTTCCTGACAACTATTGCTCAGACGATTGGTCCTCAGGCACTACAGCAACTGATTGATCCTTCAGAGGCAATCAAACGGTTGGCAGCAGCACAAGGTATTGATGTACTGAACCTTGTCAAAGGTATGCAAGAAGTTCAGCAAGAGCGTCAACAAGCAATGTCGATGCAGCGTGACTTGGAAGTCACGAAACAGATTGGTCAATTGGCAAGTACACCGCTAATGGATCCAACTAAAAACCCCCAAGCAATGGAGATGATAAATGGACAAGGCAACGCCGTCCCGACCCAAGAAGGTCAAAACCCCACCCCCGGTGGTTGAAGAGTCCGAAGTGGCTACACCTACCTCGTTTAACGAGAACAAATATGCTCCCCGTCCGAAGATTGGTAAGCCGACTATTGGCGTTCCCAATCGAGTAGAGACTGTGGGACTTGGAAACCTTAAAGTAATTACCACCAATGGCTACACTGACGTACGATCCGACGGAAACTCCTGAAGGCGAATTCACAGCTGAAGAACAAGAATCCCTTGCAGTAGGTGAAGAACTAGCGGCACAACAGGAAGAACTTCTAGCCGGTAAGTTTCGTGATGCAGAAGACCTAGAGCAAGCTTACCTAGAACTACAAAAGAAACTAGGTGACCCTGAAGCTCGGCAGCAACCTCAGGAGACTGAGGAAGTAAACGAAGAAGTAGAAGAGGAAGAGGTAGAACAAAGCAGCTTCCTTGATCGCCTGTGGAATGAGTCACAGGATGAATATACGGAAGAGACTTTGCAAGAACTGCGTGCCATGTCCCCTGAGGATATTGCACAGATGTACCTGGACTTCCGATCAAACCAAGCTGAACCAGAAGCCAGTGAGATCACTGACCAAGATGCAACAACTATTCGTGAGTCGGTTGGAGGTGAACAAGCCTACGGCAACATGATGCTGTGGGCAAAGGACAACCTATCTGACAACGAGATACAGATGTATGACGAGGTAATGAACCTTGGCAATCCTCTCGCTGCATACTTTGCAGCACAAGCTCTCAAGTATCGGTACAACGATGCAGTTGGTGTTGAAGGTGAACTGCTTACTGGTAAACCTGCACGCAATGAAGGTCAAGCATTCCGTAGCCAAGCCGAGCTTGTACGTGCAATGAGTGATCCTCGTTATGACAATGACCCTGCTTATCGTGCAGACATTGCGGCAAAGCTTGAACGATCTAATCTCGACTTCTAATGAACGACACAAACATCTGGCCTATTGAACCCCCTGTAATTATGTCCGATCATCCTTACGGCGTACCCCATAATGAACGCGCTGAACTTCTCAATGGTCGCCTGGCTATGCTTGGCGTTATGGCTGCTTTGGGTGCTTACGCACTGACTGGTCAAATCATCCCAGGTCTCTGGTGATGGCAGACAAAGCATGTTGGAAGGGTTACGTCAAACAAGGAACTAAGCAGAAAAGCGGTAAGACCGTGAACAACTGCGTAAAGAAAGGTTCTAAGAAGAAGTAACCCAAGAGGCTCTCACTTTGCGAGTAGGTGGGAGCCGTTCTTTTTGAGTAGATGGAGATAAGAAAGTTCTTTGCTTTTTAATTATGATTCCTCTGCTAACTACTTTGTCAGTGATTTCATCTTGGTATGGTCCTGGCTTCCACGGAAACCTCACCGCCAATGGTGAACGATACAATCAAAACGGCCTTACTGCAGCGCACAAGACACTCCCGTTTGGAACAAGACTCAAGGTCTGCTACAAACGATGTGCCGTTGTTCGGGTCAATGATCGTGGTCCCTTTCATGGTAATAGGGAACTAGATCTCAGTAAAGGTGCGGCTGATGCTGTCGGTCTCACTAACTCTGGAGTTGGACGAGTCAAAGTAACCCGTCTTAACTAATTAATTCATGACTGCCACAATTGCAGCTTTGCCCAAGAACTCTTGGGATTCTTTCTGTGACTGGGTAACCAGCACAAACAACCGTCTTTATGTTGGTTGGTTCGGCGTTCTGATGATTCCTTGTCTTCTCGCTGCTACCACCTGTTTTATTCTGGCGTTCGTCGCCGCTCCACCTGTTGACATTGATGGAATACGCGAACCAGTCGCAGGCTCCTTGTTGTATGGAAACAACATCATATCGGGAGCCGTCGTTCCGAGCAGCAATGCCATCGGACTACACTTCTACCCAATTTGGGAAGCTAATTCACTTGATGAATGGCTCTACAACGGGGGTCCTTTTCAACTCACAGT